GATCCAACGGTAGATCCATACGCGGGTCGCGTCAGTCAGCGAACTGAAACAGTTGGACCGATCACTGAGTCAGTGAAGTATGATTCAGGCACAGTCGGGACAATGACATTCACACCTTACCCTTCAGCGGACAAGCTCCTCAGCTCACTCCTCTTGGGCTCTGGATCAGGAGGAGTTATTCGTGGTTGACTATAATCGTCTTGCTCAGACTGCCGCACGTCTTGTTAAGAACAACGGTCGTAGTATCACGTTCGTCAAGTTGAACGAAGCTCCAGTCAATGCAAGTCGACCTTGGAAAGGACCAGCGAGCGGCGGAGAGATTACTCTTGCTTTGAATGGTGTCTTTGTCCCTCCAAACACAGTTCGTCAATTTGGTCTAACTGCTCTTGGTGAAGGGACAGAATTTAAGGATCTCGTTGCTTTCAGTGAACAGATCATCATCACTGCCCAAGGTGAGAACGATCTGCGAGAATTCACCAGTGTTGTTGATAACGGAGATCGTTGGGGAATCATCGGTCTTCAGGTATTGAGACCGGGTCCGACGACCCTGCTCGCTTTTGTTGGAGTGCGCCGATGAGCCTCACTCACCAGCAAGCCCGTGACGAGATCCTTGACGTTTTCAAAGCGGCATGGGATACGACTGGCTATCCGGTGCATTATGAGGACGTTCGAAAGCAGCGCTCTAAGAATGAAGAACCGTGGTCCACCGTAACTCTCAAACATGCGAGTGGTTTTCAGTCAACTCTCAGTGGGGTAGTTGGCAGAAGGACATTCACAAGGTTGGGATTTATCACGGTTCAGATATTTACGCCAAATGGAAAAGGCTTGCAAGAGGCCTACGATTTGGCTAAGGTGGTGTCCGACGCCTTCGAAGGCATCAGCACTCCAGGTGGAGTGTGGTTCCGTAACGTGAGGTTGAACGAAGTCGGGCGTGACGGTGAATTCTTTCAACTGAATGTCGTCGCCGAATTCCGCTACGACGAAGTCAAATAAGGAGGCTACTATGCCACAGGTCAACAAGATCGACTCCAACATCACGGGACTAGCCTATGCTGAAGAAGCCAGTCTCGGAGTTCTCGGCGGTTCACCCGTTTGGAACCGGCTGGAGCCGAACAGCTATGATGATTTCGGCGGGGAAGTCACTACGGTTTCTCCAAACCCGATCAACCCTTCTCGCCAGCGCAAGAAAGGTGTGATCACGGATCTTGACGCTTCGGGTGGATTCAACCACAACCTTTCATTCTGGAATGCTCAAGATCTTCTGCAGGGTGTCTTTTTCGCAGACACTCGACAAAAAGGTCGCCGCGTTGTTACGGCTGTCGACATTGACTTGGCGAACCCTGACGAATACGAAGTTGCGAATACGACTGGCTTCTTGGTCGGTTCTTTGATTCGTGGTTTTGGTTTCACCAATGCTGCTAACAATGCTCTCAATGCTGTCACAGCGATCGTTTCAAACGTTTCTGTTGAAGTCGCAACTGGCCTCTTGGTAACTGAAACTCCTCCGGCTGGTGCTTTCATTCAAGTTGTTGGAAACCGCTCGGCAGTCGGTGATATCGACGTTGATGCTTCTGGTGATCTTCCAGCTTTGACTTCTACCATTCTCAACTTCACGACTCTTGGTCTTGTTGTTGGTCAGTGGATTTTCATTGGTGGTGATCTCACAGCTAACCGATTCTCGAACGCTGCGAATAACGGGTTCAAGCGAATTCGTTCTATCGCTGCAAACCGCCTTGTCCTGGACAAATCGGTCCAGACGATGGTGACTGAAGCGAACACAACTCTTCTCATCGATCTCTACTTCGGTGATGTTCTTCGCAATGAATCTGGTTCAACCATCAAGCGTCGTTCTTACACTGTGGAACGAACTCTTGGCGCTCCGGACGATGCTGCACTCGCACAGATCCAGAGTGAATTCTTGCGTGGTGCTGTTCCCAGTGAATTCACTATCAATGTTCCAACTGCGAACCTTGTCAATTTCGACATGTCGTTCTTGGCAGTGTCCCATGAACAGCGACTTGGAACACAAGGTCCTCTTCAGACCGCTGTGGTGAGTCAACGGAGAGCAAACGTCTTCAACACCTCGAGCGATTTCTCTCGTATCAAGATGGCTCTCGTGTCAGATACAGAAGAGGCTCAGACTTCTCTGTTCGCCTTCATCACGGAAGCGACTCTTACGATCAACAACAACCTCTCTGCGAACAAAGCAGTTGGGACTCTCGGGGCATTCGATGTCACTGCTGGAACTTTCGAGGTCAGCGGAAACATCACTGCCTATTTTGGAAACGTGACAGCCATTCAGGCTGTGCGAAACAGTGCCAACGTCACTCTGGACATGGCGATCGTCAAGGAAAACCAAGGCATCGTCATCGATATTCCTCTCGTCTCCTTGGGCGATGGGCGTCTGAACGTCGAGCAAGATCAGCCGATTACGCTCCCGCTCAGCATGGACGCTGCCACTGCTGAAGATCTGGCGACTGGTATGGATCACACCATGCTTCTCACCTTCTTCGCTTACCTTCCGAACGCTGCCGACTAATTGTCGGTGATCTTTAGAAAAGGAGAAATGATATGAATACGATGTTCGACCAGTTCGAAACTGATCCAGTCCTTGAAGCTGAAGGGATCTGGATCGATTACGGGGCTTTCCGGGTTCAGATTGCTCGTGCAGGTGGCGGGAACAAAAAATACCTGTCTTATGCAGAAGCTAAGACCAAGCCTTTCCGTCGTGCGATCGCCGCTGGGACAATGCCTGAAGAACGTTCTCGTTCGCTGCTCTATGATATCTACGCCAAGACCGTCGTCTTGAATTGGCAGATCTCTGATGGCGAAGACAAGGACGGAAACACCAAGTGGAAGAACGGTATCCACAAGAAGGGTGGCGGTATCCTGGAAGTTACGCCCGAGAACATCGCACTCACTTTCAAGCTGCTGCCGTCCCTCTTCATGGATCTTCAGCAGTCGGCTGAAGGTATCAGTTTGTTCCGCAAGGAGGAGATGGAGGCAGACGGAAAAAACTCGTAGAAGTCCTGCTCTATTTCCTGGAGCAGGGGGCTGTCGAGCAAAAGATCATGCAGCAATGCCTACGGGAAGGGATCCCCTTCCCGGACCGCATTGCAAATGCTCCGGAACTCATAACAGGTCTAGAACTATATTATCTAGCCTTCTTTGAGCTCTCCGACAGTCGGCAAATAGGGATGTCATTGGGTCCTATTCCTTGGAAGGTCATTCATGACTACTGCAAGGCTTATGATCTCAATGATGAACAAACGGAAGAGATGCATCACCACATAAGGGAGATGGACTCAGCCTATCTGGAGCATCACAGGAGAAAGAAATAAGTGGCAACCCTCCTCCAGTTCTCTCGTAACATTCGGAAGCTCGGTTCTAGAATCGAGAATAATTCCGTTGCGCTGACAAAGCGCGTTGCGAAGAGAGCTCTGGTAGCTCTGGTTGAGGGGACTCCTGTTGATGAAGGTGACGCTCGTTCGAACTGGCGTGTCTCCTTGGGCAATCCGACACGTTCAGTAATCCCTGCATATTCTCCGGGTAAGAAACTCGGCATTGGTGAACGGCAGAATGCTCGTGCCACTATCCAAGCCGGGATCGCAACTATTAATCAACTTCGTGTTGGAGCGAAGCGTGGTTCCGGTCAAGCTGGGACTGCGCTCTTCATCACAAACGCAATCCCATATCTTGGTCGTCTTCGTGATGGGTCTTCATCACAACAACCGAATGACTGGGTTGAAATAGCACTTCTCGATGCCCAAGCTGAGATTGCTCAGGTAAGGCTTCTGGATAGAACGGTGAGCGCTGAATAATGGCAACAGAAACCATTGACATCATCGTAAGAGAGAACGGAGCTCGGGTTGTCAAGCGCAACCTCGAGGAGATTGGCGCTGTCGCTGAACGCTCGGTTCGCGGTCTTCGTCTTCTTCAGAATGCTTTGTTCGTCCTCGGTGGTGCTGGTCTTCTGGCTGGCCTGACTCGTATGCTGGACACGCTGACGAACTTCGAGAACCGACTCGTCCTGGTGACCAAGAGCACTCAGGAACTGAATGCTGTTCAGGAAGAACTGTTCAACATCAGCAACAGGACTCGTTCGAACTTCGAGTCCACTGCTGAAATCTACACTCGTGTCGCCCTCGCTGTTCGTGAACTCGGTTTGTCACAAAAAGACACATTGAATTTCACTGAGACTTTGAACCAAGCAACTATCCTTTCTGGGGCGAGCAGTCGTGAAGCTAGTGCTGCATTGATTCAGTTGTCACAGGGCTTGGCTTCTGGTCGACTGAACGGTGACGAACTTCGTTCTGTTCTGGAACAGCTTCCATTTGTCGCTGACGTCATTGCCAAGCAACTTGGAGTGACTCGTGGTGAACTTCGTAAACTCGGTTCTGATGGAAAGATCACTACAGACATTATCATCAATGCTTTCCGAAACGCTCGTGAAGAAATTGCTGGTAAGTTCGCCCAGACCGTTCCAACGATCAGTCAGGCTTTCAGTGTTCTCAGAACAGAAGCTCTTCGTCTGCTTGATGCTTTTGATGATTCTACTGGAGCAAGTGAAGCTGTCGCTCGTGCGATCATAGCTTTGTCAAATTCACTGAATGTTCTTGTCGGTGCTGTAATCGCCGCAATCGCTGCTTTCGCTGGTTGGAAGATAGGAACTCTTGTATCTTCTTTAGCTTCATGGCTTGCTATTCAGCGTCAGGTTACTGCCGCTGTCGCTGCTGGTAATGCAACTTTGTTGACTGCGACTGGTATTGAGCAAGCGAAAGCTGCGACTGCTCTTCAAGCGGCTGCTGCTGAGAGTGCGAATGCTGCTGCTACTGTTCGTTCAACTCAAGCTGATCTTCTTCAACTTCAAACTCAACGTTCTCTACTTCTTCAGCAACAAGCGTCTATCGCAATCGACACTCAGCGTCGTATCGCTCGTGATGCCTTGACTGGTCGCTTCATCGCATACAATGCAGCGGTCGCTCAAAACATCCGGACTAACATTGCTCTTCAGCGAACCGAGACTGCTCTTCTTGCGACCAAAGGTCAACTGACAGGTGCTTTGGCTGCTCAAACCGCTGCGACGAACACTCTGACGGCTGCTCAGAGCCGTGCCACAGTGGCGAATGCCGCCGCTGGTGGCGTCCTAGCACGTCTGAGCACGGCTTTCCCAGGTCTCGCAGCAATCGTTCGTGGTGTCGCTTCAGCTTTCACGGCTCTCTGGGCTGTCATTATCGCTAACCCAATCGGTGCGATCATTGCTCTTATCGCCGCTGTCGTTCTCGCTCTGGTGTATTTCTCTGATCAGATCGGTGTGGCTGATAATGGGCTT